ACAAGCCTATAAAAAACATAAAACAACATAAAAAGACTGGCGCATTAATGAGGGGTATAACTGTTAAAAACGCTAAAAGTAAAAATTATGCTTCTGTTTGGGTTGGGCCTAACTATAATAAAAGTGGCCCAAGAGCGCCGCACGCGCATTTCGTTGCGTATAGTTTTAAAAGGTCTGACGGTAAAATATCAACAAGAAACCCGTTAGGCCAATTTATTAAAGAGGCTGCCGATCAAGTTAGTGGTAAGGTTTTAAATTCAGCAAAGAAAAAATACATAAAAGTACTTGAAAAACAAATATCAAAACTTTTAAAATAAATGGCTTCTGAATTGGCAATTATAGATATATTAAGAGATGACGCAACAGTAGCCGGATTGATTGGTGGTAGTGGCACAAAGGCGAGGGTGTACCCTTACGAAATGCCACAGAAAGCCGTTTATCCTTGTGTAGTGGTAAGCATGGAAGACATTGAGCCGAGTGATACAAAGAGCGGTGCAAGTGCCTTAGATGTCGAATATATTAAAGTGGAATGTATAGATATTAAATTTAAAAACAGTGCTGAAAGTTCTGGTGCTTACCATATCGCTGAAGCGGTTAGGAGCGCATTAGACAGAACAAGTGGAACATATTCAGCCATAGTATGTCAGTCTATTAGATTTTTATCAAAGAGTGGGTACATGGCAGAGATAAATAATAACATTTTATACATCCAAGAACAAACATATAAAGTTCGAGTTAAACGATAAGAATATGAAAGTAAGATTTTTAAAAGATACACCTAAACTAATTGGAAAGCTGAAATTTAAGGCCGGACAAATAGCGGAAATAACCGACTTTAAATGGTGTCAAAAGAACTTAGAAAAGGGAAATATTGAAGAAATAAAAGAATCAAATATTAACTTCTTCCAAGAATCAAATAAGGTTAATTTAGATAAAATAAAGGAAATAAAAGAAAAATTTAAAAACAAAAAATAATGGCAACAACTGGAATGATTAACGGCACCCTGTATAAAATTACAGTAGGTGCGACAACAATAAATGACCTAACTAATTGTAACGCTTCCTTCACGGTAGCAACAAGAGATGTGACAAACAAAGATAGTGGAGGCAATATGGAAATATTACCAACTATTTTAAGCGCGTCTTACGATGGTGAAATTATAGTGGCGCTTGATGCGACTTATGGACTTGAAGACTTGTATGATGCACTTGTAGCAAAAGCAGCGGTTACAGTTGAATTTACTACAAATGTAAGCGGTGATGTTCAATGGTCACAATCTTGTTATTTAACTGACGTTTCAATAGGAGCACCAATGGAAGATAACGTAACGGCTTCATTTACTGCACAAGGAACAGGCGCAATAACAAAAGCTAACGTAACTTAATAAACCAAAACAAACCAAAATGAGAAACATTGAAATAGCTGGAAAGCAATACCCCTTTAAATTGTCGTACAATCAACAAAGGGCTTGGCAAGAAAGATTCGGTAAAAAGTTTGAAGACATGGGGAATGAGCTTCCATTTGATGAGTGCATTGCCCTTGTCTTTCATGGCTTAAAAGGTGGTGCATTGATGACGAGAACTGAAATTGACTTGCAAGAAAATGAACTTGGTGATATGTTAGATCAAGCGGAAATAATTAAATTCGTTCAATACTTGATTTTAGATATTAGCAAAACAATCCAAGAGGTGAGCGACAATTTAGAAAAAAAAAAGGAAGTAGTCCAGCCTTAACTTATGATGACATAGATGAAATCGCCTACGGGCGGTTGCGTCTTACTTACCAAGATTTAGACTAGATGTCAATGAGGGAACTAACAAACGCACATACTGGATACATAAAAGAACGGAAAGAAGATTGGGCCGTGTATAGGCGTTTAGTTCATCCAATGGTGGCGGTTCATTTAGGTAAGAAAGCAAACAGATTAAAATTAGATGATATTTTGCATATTGATTTTGACGATAAGCCAAAAGTAATAAAATTAGCAACGGTAACGAGAAACGATAATTAAGATGGGTAAGGGTGCAAATATAAACGTACACATAGGCGCTGAAACAAAGGAACTTCAAATGAAGTTGGCAAAAGCGCAAACATCTTTAAAAGGCTTTAAATCTACGGCTTTAAAAATGGCTGGAGGGCTTGGCGTTATATTTGGTGGTCAAATGTTACTATCTGGGATAAGTAGCGCGGTTTCAAAAATAGCTGATTTTGAAGAACAAATGGACAAAGTGGCTGCTGTTTCAAGAGCAACCGCAAAAGAGGTAAAAGCATTAAAAGATAACGCTTTAGATTTAGGCGCTTCAACAAGGTTTACCGCCACAGAAATAGGCCAAATGCAAGAGGTGATGGCCAGACTTGGTAAAACAACATCTGAAATAATAGGCGCAACAAAAGCGGTTTCGATGTTATCAATAGCAACGGCCACAGAATTAGCGCCAGCAGCCGAGTTGATGACTAAAACCATGAACGCTTTTAATTTGCAAGCGTCCGATTCTGCAAGAGTAGCGAACATTTTATCAGAAGCCACTTCGCACACGGCTTTAAACATGGAAGATTTGGGCGTAGGACTTTCATACGCTGGTAGTTCTGGCCGTGCATTTGGTTGGGAATTAGAAAAAGTTACGGCCGCTTTAGGTGTTTTGCAAGATAACGGTATTGATGCTTCAAAAGCAGGTGCTGGATTAAGAGCTATTTTCATTGAGCTTGCTAAGTCTGGAATGACTTATGACGATGCAATGAATGAAATATTTGCATCAACAAACAGACTTAAAAAAGCGGAAGAACTTTTTAGTAAAACATCCGCAAACCAAGCTCTTATATTAGCTGAAAATCAAGTAAAACTGCAAGATTTAACTGATACTTTTAGCGATGCCAACATAGAAATGGATGAAATGGTTAGGATTATGGAGGATAATCTTAACAATGATTTGAAACTATTAGGATCTGCTTGGGATGGTTTAATTCAAAAAGGATCAGTTCTTAATAATACTGGCCGCGGTTTTGTTGGATGGCTTACAGATGCTTTAAATGTTATTAGTGGCAATACTCCAGCGCATAAAAGCATGGATTTATTAACAGAAGCCGCAAAACATTTTGGTGTTGAATTAACCGCACTACAAAAAACAGATTTTAGGACTGGGCTTGGTGAAGGATCAAAATTTGGAAGGGGATTAGTAGCTAAATATTTAGAAGCGTTAAAGGTTGCAAAGGCACTTGATGAATTTGAAAAGTCAATGGCCGCAGATAGTAAGGCTGCAGATGAAGAAGAAGCAAGGGCAAAAGCAGCGGCAGCATTAGAACAAAGCGTAAAAAAAGGATTCACACCAGACAAAGTTGAAGGTATAAAACTTTATACCGATGAAATGGTTCGGCTTGAAAAAATAACAACCGGAACAACTATAAAACAAGATGAATTAAGTTTGGCGCTCGTAACTTCTCAAAATTCAACAGTCCCAGCTTCAGAAGCATTTGCAAAACTTAAAGAACAAGTAAAAGGCGTTAAAATTGAAACTGAAAACTTAGTAAAAGGACTTCATAAGGTTGGTGAAATATCGGTTGAAATTGGTGGTTTGATCGCTCAAAACATTACAAGTTCTATCGTAGATATGTCAACCGCAATGGGTAATGGCATGAACAGTATAGGTGAATTTGGTGCTATGCTTTTAAAATCTATTGGTGAATTTTTAGTATCTTTAGGTGAAGCACTTGTTGCGGCTGGTGTTGCTACGGTAGTGGCTGAAACGGAACTATTTACTAATCCTTGGGCTGCTATTGCCGCTGGAGCTGCTTTAGTTGGAATAGGTGCGGCTTTAGGAGCGGCACAAAAAAACGCAATGAAAGATTTAGAAAGCGGAAGTAATGTTGGCAGTAGTTCAATGAGAAATGACACCATGATAGGCTTAGAGGCTTCAAGACAAGAAATATTGGTGAGTGGAAGAATAGTGGCAGAAGGAAGCCAATTAGTGACAATTATTGAAAATCAAAATAAAAGATCAAATAGCACTGGAGGGCGCATAATAGGTGGCTAATAATCTAATTTATAGAATGTCTTTAGTAACTGACGTTAGTCCTTGGTCAGCTGGCGATTTGGTGGAGGGTTATTGGGATGACGTAGCGGAAGATTTTGTTGTAAAATTAAACGGTAGCACTGTAACTTCTGGATCAAGTCCGGCCACGTTATCAAATTATCAAATAGATTATATTGACGACATAAGGTTGAAGTGGTGCACCGGCACAACATTAACCTATTTTGATTTAGTAGGAATTTACACTGTTAGAAGTAACACCGCACAAACAAGGGATGAACCATTAAAAACAAAAGACTTTCCTTATGCTTCTATTGAATACACGGTGGCTTCTGCTGAATGCCAGCCCACATCAAAAGTGTGTTCAATGCGTTTAGATATTTATAAAATAGTAAAGCCTACTCCTGGAAATTCAGATGGTGAAATTCAAGTAGTTGCTTTTGATTCGAGTGGCAGCGTTGAATACGCATTAACTAATTTTGAAAATGGTGATGGTGATAATAGCACTGGAGTTTTTACCTCATTAGCTAAAGGAACGTATAATATTTATGCCCGTGATGTTTATAATTGTGGTGCAAAAGTTACTATTAAACTTGATGAATTAAATGATTACGGAACTATTTATAGAGTTGAATTTGATGACTTAAACGGAAATACAAATAGATTTGACATACAAGAAATTTCTTATTCTGGTGCGGTAACAGAAGTTACAAGTGGAAGCGTGCCTTTAATATATGAAAAACATCCTTCACAAATTGATAATTTATATAATTCACCGATCAATTCAAGTTCCTTGGATATTAGTTTAGTAAGCACATCAAACTTTCAATTTAGGGATTTATTTACACAAGATGATAAAAAATATCGTGGCATTTGGTATTTAAACACTGGCGCTGGCCTTACTGAAAAGTGGCGCGGTTTTTTATTGCCGTCAGAATTTAGGGAAAGTTATATTACGCCTCCTTATGAAACTGTTTTTACATTTATTGA